GACCGGCTTGTTTCTCAAAAAGCCTGCCTCCGCTGGCTGGCCAATTCGCATCGATCATCAAAGACTCCTCGTTGCTGTCCATTTTGGGTATTGCCGAATTCACCCTCGCGGCCCAGACCGCAGGGTTCCTCACCTCAGCCGTCTCTGACCTTTGTGTTGTTGACAATTCTTGACGGAAAGAATATTGGATGCTCATTGGCAACCACTCCACACAGAGATATTGCGGATTCCCCACGAGCTCGAGTCAATCCCTTCGCGGACATGGATTTCGACTCTGTTGAGGAAGTTCTGGTCACGGCACTACACGGCGCACTCAAGCGCTGGCCCCACGATTACACGAGAGCGGCTGCCGACTTCCGTCAAGCTGCCTGTGCAGTCCTGAGGGAAATACTTGCGGAGGACATGGCAACCGAGCATGCACGTGGTGTGGCGAGCGCTATTGCATACATCGTCGATCTGCATCCTAATCGCCCGTTTGTCGCAGACTGTATTGCGTTCGCAGCGGGACTGCACGCACTTCAAGCAGGGTTGTCTGAATCCGAAATTGCGACGCGACACGGGGTCAAGCGGGCGACCGTCAGTAAGTGGGTCCAGATTGTTCGTAGAGATTTGTCGCTGCCGCCGCCACGCGGTGGCCGCGATGAAGAGGCCATTGCCTGCTACGCCACACGCGCGCATCGCGTGCATGGCACTGAGCCAACCAAAGTCCAGACGTCTGGAATAAAAATCGAAACCGCAGAGAGCTTGATCGGTCGCCTCCTGCGATGGGTGGGAACGGTCGATGTTTCTGCGCTTTCCGATCCATCGCGCATACAGTTTTGCCGCGCTCTGGCTGGCCTGCGCGAAAGCCTGGTTGCTCTGCAGGTCAGCCTACCACCCCCCCGGTAAGGAGTCTCCTCGGGCAGGGCCCAGTTCTCGCGGGTTTCCACCACGCGGTATTTTATTACGCGAGTGCAAAAATCGAGTTTTACACTTTCAACGTGCGAGCCGTTGGCGCTGAGCCTTGTTGACAGCAAGCGTGAGGCGTGGTCACGAAGCGTGCAAAAAGTAAAACGGCAAAGACATCTGCGGAACAGTGGGCGTCCAGTGTGACGCATCTCGCCGGCGCGCTGGGGGTGACCCGGCAGACTATTCACAATTGGCAAAAGTTAGACGATTGCCCGAAGGCTCGGAGCAACGGCAAACATCTGGTGTCGGAGTGGGCGGCGTTTGGTCGGGAGGTTTCGACGGCGGCCGCGATGCAGGGTGAGGACAAGCAGGCGCTCGAGGCGCGAAAGCTAAAACTGCAATGCGAAAAGCTGGAGTTCTGGCTCGCTGTTGATCGCGGAGAATACACACCGAACGATGTGATCTCGGAGGAAATTCGACGACTGGCTCATGAGACCGAAACCGTCATTCGCGATGAGCTCGAGACGAGGATGCCGAAATCGATCAAGACCAAAAATCGTGCAGCACTGGATCGGGCGATGCTCCGTTTGCAAAAAGGCAGCGAGTCCTCAATCGCGAAGCTCAGTGTGCGCCGGACCATTGTTGAGCCGTGACGGAAATTGAAATTGCGTGGCGTGGTGCGTGGGCGCCTCCGGATCGGCGGCCGATTTATGAGGCTCTTGCAGAGGATCTTGTTTTTGGGAATGACTCTCCATTCCCAGGGGCGTTCGACATTGCGAATTCTCCGCAAATCAAAGAGCCCCTGGACCGGCTGTTTGAGGATGAGACGCGGCGGGTGTTGGTGTCGGGAGCTGCGCAGTTGGCAAAGACGCTGATGGGGCTGATTTTTATCATCGGCTGCATTATGCGGCGGCCGGGACTCACGATCTGGAACGGACAGACCGACGATGCCATCAAGAAAATTTGCGAGGACAAGGCGTGGCCACTCTTCCGGAGATCGAAAATGATCAGTGACCTTATGCCTCGGGATCTCAACAAGCGGAGGATCCGCAGCGTGGTCTTTCCGCACATGTCGCTGAGGTTTCAGACCGCGTCAGAGAACAACGCGCACTCGGACACGGTGAAGAACCAAGTGAATGACGAAAGGCACTTGTGGCAACCTGGCATCATCAACAAATTTTTATCTCGAGTGGGATCAATGCCCGACCACAAGGTTTTGGATTTGTCCACCGGATCGGTCAAAACAGCTGAACAGATTTTGGAGAATGGAAGTGTGCTGGAGTTAGGGGATGATTTTTTTAATGATTGGCAGGCGGGGAGCCGGTCGGTGTGGTCTGTGCATTGTCCCAAGTGTGGCGATCCGCAGTCGCTGGTCCTCACGCATCGCGATGCGGCCGGGCGGCCTCTGAAGGACAAGGCAGGAAATCCCAAGTACGGGTTTGTGTGGGAGGAAAATGAAACCACGAGGCCGGGGGGGCGGTGGCATTTTGCGGAGGTCATGCGCACGGTCCGTTGGCATTGCATTCATTGCGGCCATGAGCTGGAGGACGCTCCAGACAATATCCGCTCCCTGAATGCACCGGCGAATGGAGCGGGATACGTGCCAACAAACCCGCTGCATGATCCTGCTATTTTCAGTTATCGATTTCCGGCATGGGTGTCGCCGTTGGTTGGGTGGAAAACTATTGTGAAGGAATGGCTACGGGCGCAAGAGTCGGCGCGCGCAGGCGATTACCTAGCCGTCAAGACGGTTATTCAAAACCGATTTGCGGAAGCCTGGGACGAGAGCGTGACCCTGGGCGATGACAGCCGGGCATCGGGAGATTATGAAATCGACAAGTGGGAGGAGGATCCCGATGGGCGGTTTGCTGCATCTCGGATGTTCATGACCGTTGATCGACAGCGCAAGCACGGCGTCCACATGTGGGTGGTCATCCGGATATGGAACGATGCTGCAGAGAGCCGGATTCTGTGGTTTGGGAAATTATTTTCTTGGGAGGAAGTTCGAGCCAAACAAGAGGAATTGCTGATTCGGGATCATCGTGTTTTGGTTGATTCGGGAGATGAAGCGGCGGAGGTGTATGGCCAGTGCGTGCTATACGGGTGGGTGGCCCTTAAAGGTGAGGACACGGAGTCCTTTGCTCATCCGAATCCGAAAAATTCCAAGCAGCCGATCCGCCGCTACTATTCGAAAGCCGTCAAGGCGGACCCGATTTTTGGGAAGAACGCAAAAAAGGTAAAACCGGAGATCCGCAAGGCCATGGGAAAGCGCCGGTTTGCAAAGCTCTACCGGTGGAGCACGATCAGCGTGCGGGATATTTTGGCGGCCCTGATTGCTGGCAACGCTCAGTATTGGGGGAGACCGGCCGTGGAGCCAGAGGGCTACGCTGACCAGCTGGACAGCGAAGTCAAAAAACATGTGCGCGACAAGCGCGGGCGGGAGCGGCCCATGTGGGTCCAGGTGAAGCCAGATAACCACGCCCGCGATTGCGAGGCCATGCAAGTCGTTGCCGCTCTGATGGCGGGGATCTTGCGTGGATCGACTGAGGAGGCTCCCGATTCGGGAACCTGACTGCGCCATAAACTATACGTTTGTATGGTGCTAATACGAGGGATCGACTGAGGAGGTTCCCGATTCGGGAACCTGACTGGCGCGTTGACATTCCGTGTTGGTTGGTTCACCGCCATTGCGGGGAGCGTCAGCGTTTTGGTTTTTTGTTGATTCCATGCTACGTGCGGCGCTCCCCGTAAGCCGGGCTGTTGACACGAACCTTGTGACAAGATGAATCAAGTCGAACCTATTGTGACCGAGGGAGCCAAATTGAAGGCTCGTATTAAGGCTGACAGCGAACGCCTCAAGGAAATCAGCGAGCGGTTGGTGGCCGAAGGTGCAGGCGAATACCACGGAGCGGAAGGCGTGAAGGCCATTGTGGTTGTGCCAGGCCCTTCTCTTAAGCCCGCTGCGGAAACCATTGATGCACTCAAAACGACCCTCGGCGATAGCTTTGGCAAATTGTTTGATCGGGTCGTGAGTTACAAGCCGGTCAAATCCTTTCGCGAGGTCGCCGGCGCACTGATGACAAAAGCGAAGGCCACGCGGCTCATTGTGCAATGCGAAGTGGCAGCAACACCTTTTGTGAAGTGGAGCTGAGCCGTGCCTGAGTTGCTTCGGTTGTTTTTTGGTTTGCCAGAATCGGAGGTCTTGGGCCTCCGGGATGGTGCGCTTGCTCTGATTAAGGAGGGCAAGACGCTGATGTCAGTGAGCGGGGGCGGGAAGTCGGGATCGAAGCAATTTCCCATCTCCCCGCGCGAGGTCCTCTTTGAGGCGAATGCAGCGCTGCGTCACTTGAACCCTGACAAGTACGGCCGCCGCATTCGCAAAACGTATGCCAATTTCCGAAACCGCCACGAATGAAAGATTATCGCAAATTGAAAAGCGGAGTGTTGGTTCCGCGAGGATTCTCGAACACCTATGAGGCCGCGCGGGTTTCGCGCAAGCGTCGGTGGATGCCCATCCTTTCCCAGGACAGCCGCGAGGTGCTGACTTCCGGAGTCATCCGCACGCTGCGGTCTCATGCGCGACAGTTGTACGCACGCAGCGGGTTTGTTCGCGGCGCCTTCCGCGACGTGGCTCGTTACTTGATTGGTCATGATGGCATCCGGCCGCAGAGCATGTGTGAGGACGCCGGCTGGGCGCGAGAGATGGAGGCGCGGTGGCACAACTGGCTAAAGGTCGCAGACGTCCGCCGGATGTTGCATCTGAATCAGATCATCCGTGCGAGCTCGGTCGAGATGGACACTGATGGCGACTTTGGCATGATCCTGACGGAGACCGGCGGTGGGAACGAAGCGCCGGGCATGGCGCAGATCCAGAGCGTTCGAGCGCATCGCATTGACGATCTGGGCGACGATGACAAATCCTCGGCGGGCGTCATCGTGGACAAGCGCGGCCGCGTGGCTGCGTATCGTGTGCGCGAAGGTGCGGACAAAAAGCGGGATATTCCGGCGCAAAGTTTCATCATGCTGGGAGATCCGGAGCTCACCGATTGGGTGAGGTATCCAAGCGCGATCGCCCATGGGATCAACATCGTCATCGACAACCGCGAAGTGATGGACGCGGTTATGACAGGTATTAAAACGCGGGCCTCAAGAGCGATGGTTATTAAGACGCCGACCGGCGAAGCGGATCCCGATGATTATGACCGGGACGCTGAAGCTGAGGAAGACGCAGACACTTTGACCCTGGAAGAAATTCAGGGCGGGGAAATTATGCGGTTGGGGCCCGGAGAAGAGATCCAGGACATGAGTCAGGATTTTCCGGGTGGCCAGGTAATGCCAATCATGGAATTCCAGTATCGGGAATTTGCAGCGGGCTATGGCACGCCGCTCGAAGTCATTTGGAAAGGCGGTTTGGGCGGGCCGGCGCAGCGGTTCTTTCTGAGCAAATTCCAACGCCGCGTTGATGAGCGCAGGAGTCAGGTTTATATCCCGCACCTTTATTATCGGCTCTACGGGTTTTTTGTCTCGAAGGAAATGGCGCGTGGCGCCATGCCATTCCGCGAGGATTGGTGGAAGGTGCGGTTTGTTCCGACCTCACCCACCATCACGATCGACGTGGGGCGCGAAGCCCAGCAAAACCGGGAGGACATGATTTTTGGAAACCGCACCTTGGAAGAGGACGCCGGCGAACGCGGGCTCGATTGGGAAGAAGTGCGCGACCAGGTCGAGCGCGAAGCCGACGATCTCATCACGCGTGCCAAGGTCCTGGCCAAGAAACATGATATCAGCTTCGATGTCGCGCTCTCCATGCTGAGCCGTCGCACGCCGAATGGCAATTTGCCAAACACGGCGGCGCAATCCGCCGCCACGCGGCCAAACCAAGAGTAGTCCAGACGTCTGGACGTTGACACGGGGGCAAAAACAACATGCACCTATCCGAGCGATTTCTCACCCAGCCATGGCACATTCACCCCGCGTGCGTTGTGCCGATGGCCCAGCGGCTCGCCCTCTCTCCGGCCAAGAGCGCAGGGCCGCAAGCTCTGAGCATTGCAGATTTCATTCACCAGCGGCGCGCTATGGAGATCACCCCCGATGGTGTGGCAATCATCGATGTGGTGGGGGGGCTAGGGCGGAACCTGGTCAACGTCGAGAAGATCCTCGGCGACACCGATTACAATGACGTCATGACCGAGGTTGAAACCGCGGTGGAAAATCCCGGCGTCAAATGCATTCTCCTGACCATTGATTCTGGCGGCGGTTCTGTGGTGGGCTGTGCGGAGGCCCGGCAAGTCATTGCCGAGGCCACACAAGAAAAACCAGTGATCGCATACACGCAAGGCATGATGTGCTCTGCGGCCTATGAGCTTGCGGCCGGTTCGTCGTTCATTATGGCCTCGCCCACGGCGATCGTGGGAAGCATTGGGACGATCACAATGCTGATGGATGTCACAGCCTTTTGGGAAAGCATGGGCGTCAAGTTCCATGTCATCCCTGCCAGTCAGTCCGATTTGAAATCGACCTATTGGCCGCAGGCCGAGCTCAGCGAGGATCAGCGGGCAGAGGTGCAACGGTTTGTCAACCGTTGGAATGACGACTTTCTTTCTTTCGTCCGGTTGCACCGGATGGACGTGGATGAGGATTCCATGCGTGGCCAGGCCTTCGACGCTCGTGAGGCAAAAGATCGCGGGCTCATCGATGAGACCGGAAACTTTGACGAGGCCATCGACGAGTGCCTGGCGCTTGCCGGCGTTGACACGGAACTTGAGTCGTAATGTTTCCGTCAAAACGAATTTCCACGTTGCAGGCCCGGGTCACTGACCTTGAGGGTTTGCTTGCCACCGCAAATCAATCCGTGACCGACCTGACCGCCGACCGTGACGGGCTGACCGCTCAGCTCGCGCTTGTGATCACGTCCGATGTCCACAATGTTGTGGTCGTCCAACGCGATCAGCTGCTGACCCGCGTAACGGAACTTGAGCAGACGGCAAAAACTGCAGGCCAGCAAGCCGCGGATATTGTCTCGAACGTCGCGGTGCCACCTGTTTCCGCCGAGTCTGCGGGGGCAAATGATAATCGCACGGTTGCCGAGATCCGCTCGGAATTTGACGCAGAGATCAATTCCGCGAAGCGCAAAAAGTTGTGGGCTGAGCTCTCAGCCGCGATGAACCGTTGACACCTTTTCTCAAGCGAATACTTATTTAAAATATTATGGCAAACACACTCGGAACACTCGCCTCAGGCGTCATTCTCACCCGCGCGCTCGAACTGGTTTTCAGCAAGCGCCCGATCCTGAACCGCATCTCGCTCGATCTCAGCGATGAGACAGCCAAGCTGGGCGACACGGTCACCAGCCGGATTCATTCCATTCCTCCGGTCGGGAATTTCCCGAGTGCCGCGGCTGACAAGGTAGATACAGACGTTCCAGTCGTGATCAACAATGCCAAGCAAATCCGGCACACCTTCACGAATGCCGAGCTTTCCAGCACGGATCGCAATCTGGTGCAGGAATCTGCCGAGCCCATTGCTGTTGCCATCGCGAACCATATGGTGGACGCCATCGCCGCACTTTGGCTGGTTGCGAACTTCGCCAATGAAACCGTTGAGCCGGTGCTCGACTGCGATTATCAGACGCTCACCAGATTGCGTGAGGTGCTGAGCGGTCGTGGCGCGTCCGACGATCGCTTTGCGGTGGTCAACGGCCCGGTTTACACCGCGCTCCTGAATGACCCGCTGTGCAATCGCGCTGCCAAGACGGCCGGCGCAGATCCGATTGCGGATGGCCGGTTGATGAACATCGCCGGGTTCCAAGAGATTTTTGAATATCCGAGCCTCGGACTGGCCGCGCAGAACCGCATTGGTTTTGCCGGAAGCAAAGACAGTTCGGTGTTGGCCAGTCGCTTGCCAGCCAACCCGGCAGAGGTTCTTCCAAACGCTACGGTCCCCGGCAACATCGGTGTTATCACCGAGCCAAAGACCGGCCTTTCGGTGATGGTCGCAGAGTGGATCAACATGTCCAGTCTGAGCGCTGACATCATGGTCGTCTGGCAATACGGTGTTGCCAATGGCAATGCCAGCAACGGCCAACGACTGGTCAGCACAGCGAACTAAACATGGCGCGCATCGTCATAGGCACACGGCAGACCGGCGAGCTCGAAACCCTCTACCTGGGCGAGAGCGGAGTCGCCGCCGAAGAAGCTCTCGAGTCAGCCTCTGCCGAGGAATTCGTGCTGGTGGAATACATCCCTCATCCCCAGGCCGCGAAGCGCCGCAAGTTTCCACGCCTGGCGGTTCCCGAATCGGGAACTGCTGAGAAGCCAGCAAAGAAAGCCAAACCAGCCAAACCAGCCAAACCACCAAAAAAATGAAATTTCTAAAATCCATTTCCGGCAAAGTCGAACTCTCAGTGCTCCTGATTGTGACGTTCTTGGCCATCGCCGCCGGCTCGGTATATGCGCAGAGCAAATACCGCGAGTCCGTTAAAAACGAAGGTGCGCTGTTTGCCACGACTGCCACTCAAAAGGTGGCTTTCCATGGTGCGGCTCCTGTCGTGCAGCGAGCCGGAGCATCTCAGGCTGCGGTATCGACAAATGCGCTTGCGGTTGCAGGCACTTACAGTCAGGCCGAGGTTACGGCGATTGCTACCCGGGCGGCCGCGCTCACAACTTTGGTGAATGAGCTTCGGGCGGCCCTTGTCGAAAAAGGGCTGATTAGGGGCACCACAAATTAACGATTTTCTTTGGGCAGGGGAAATGGCGCTCCGGGGAAACCTTGAGCGCCATCTTTTTTTATGAGCAGTTTTTACGATGAACTCCGGGATGTGACCGATGCCGCTGTCGAGATGTTTGGCCGGGAGGCTGGGCGTCAATTGACGTTCGTCTTCGCGGCACGCGAGATCCCATGCTACGAAGAGGATGAGACCGTGCGCAATGAATTGGTGATGGGCGGCCTTGCAGAAGCCACCGACAAGGTCCTGCGTTGCCTCAAGTCTCGCTTCCCTGGGGCGCTGCCAGTCGAGCAACAATCTGTGACGATTGAAGGTCGGCGCTGGAAGGTTCGCAGCGTGTCCGGATCTCATGGAGACCCGGAGGTGCGGCTCACGCTGATGGTATCGAATCGTCGCTAACCCATGCTAAAGATCACCGGCAAGATCGAAACCGCGCAAGTGCGAAAGATCACGGAGGCCATGGGCCTCTATGCCAAAGCGACCAGGAAGGATTCGGAGGCAATCCTCAATCGGTTTATGAAAAACGTGACGATCTATGCGAGCTCGAAGACTCCCAAGGCAAACCCCACGCGCATCGAAGGCCAGTTGCGGCGGGTGTTGGGTCATCGCATTGCGACCGCGAAAGGCAAGCGGCTCAAGAAACCCAAGCCAATCACGGTGCCAACGTCTTTGGCCCGGGCCATTGTGCTCAAGCGGTTGAGGGACGCTGGCAAGCCGCTTCCGAGTTCTGCCGAGATCACGAGGCTCAGCGAGGCCCTGGTGAAGTCCAGGTTGCGCGGCGTGGGATTTTCGAAGGCCGGCTTCATTCCGGCGTTGCGGGCCTTTGGGGCACCGATTTCCAAAGCCGGAGCAAAGCAGTTCGGGCCGGATCGAGGGAGTGGGCAGAAGGCCACGCCGGCAAGTTTGCGTGCACAGTTGATCAACTCCGCCCCGGAGATTGAGGCCATCGCCGGTCCCGCGCTGGCGGCGGCCGTGCGAGAGGCCACGGTTGACATGATGACGTATGCAAAACGAAAGCTCGCCGAGCGGGCTGCCAAAACAAATGCCCGCATGAAATGAATTTTGACCCTGTGACCGATAAGTGCGAGGAAGCCTTTTGCGAATACATCAATGCTCAGAATGCGGCAGCGCTCGCTGCCTATGGTATTGTTCTGGCGAAACAACATGCCACGCTGCCTATCCCGGGTGTGGTCTTTGCGGTCAGCGAGGATGCCGTAAAAGAGCGCGTGCATGGCCATGGCATCTTTGACGTGCCGCTGGATATTTACGTGGGCACGGAGTCGGAACAGGACAAGTTGGCCGTCGCGCACAAGGCGGCCGCCGGTGCGATTATTGCGCATCTCAATGACAAGGCCTCCGTGCGTTCCACCCTGAACACGGTGGCAAATCCGGACGTGCGCCCGGTGCAAGATTTTTTGATTTACGATTACTCCCTGCGCGGCCAGCCGACGCGGATCCTCGCCGGCGCGACGTGGGAGACGGTGATCAAGCTCCTGGTGGTGTGTCAGGGGCGGAATGCCTGACCGGTCTGCGTTGACACGATTGCCGGGGTATCTATGCCAGCCACACTTATTGGGACCACGGGCACGTGGGGAATCGCCGCCGACGAAACGGGCCTCATTATCGAGTCCATTGATTTTGATTACAAAGACAAAGAGAAGCCCGTGCTCAACAAGTCTGGTGAGACCATGGGATATTCTTTTTACGACGAAATGGTCGAGACTGCCCTCAAGGGTCTGGCGACAAGTGCCACTCCTTTTTCCGGAACGCTGACGGGATCGCTGGCTCTCGCCAATGCCATCCCCGATCACCTGGTGGGTGCGGTGACTGGCGGCCGCAATTTGATCCGCAGCGTCAAGAAAGCTTTGGCCATTGAGGACTTTGTGAAGTTCGACATCGGCTCGCGTTACTGCCCGCTGATCGCCGCATAAACGCGCTAAAAAAGTTATGAACTACCAGATCACCGAACGCGGCAAAGAGGGCAATTTTATATCCGACAATGCCGGCGGCATCACCAACACTCAACTGGCGGCCGCGCTTGCTGCTATGGGAATTCCTTTCGACACGCGACCCTCGAGCATCGTGACCGGCGACGGCATTGCCGGGAGCGGTCGGGTGACCTGGTTTTTTGCGCCTAAGAGTGAGGATGGGAAGTACCAGACCTCTGCGCTCATTGCGGCATGGGATGATAAGAAGTGGCACGAGAAGAATCCCGACCATCCCTTCTCGTACATCAAGTGTGCGATGCAGAATTTTCAGCGGCTGTTGGACAAGCTCAAGCGCGACGTGCCGCTTGGGTGTGTGAGGCAACGCGGCAAGATTGCGCTCGTCTCCCTCGATGCGTGCCAACACACGCAGGATATCATTTTCAAGCGACTGTAAATTTTTATGGCAAACAAGAAAGAACCCAAAGAGGGGGCGCAACCCGCAAGTGTCCAGACGTCTGGACCGCGAGGTTTTGCGCCCGGAGTGGCGGTGCGTCTCGCAGACGGTCGCGAAGGCAAATTGATCCGCGAGGCGCAGGACAGCGTCCCGCCGGGCTGGGTCGTCACAGGCATCGCCGGCGCGGTCGCAGAGGCGGGGCTCACACTCTCGGAGCAATGATGACGCCTGATCACCGAACAGACCTTATGGAGGGCGCCGTGTTGGCGGAGCCCATGACCATTGCGGGGAGGAAGCTGCGTAAGTTCACGCTACCGACCTTTGTGCTTTTGAAGCGGACGAAAAACCGGCTGGTCGCGGGCGGAATGACAACGGTGAAGCATCCGGACGGCCGGGACATCATCGATTTCAACGACGCGGACAATGTGCAGGCGCTACTGCAGTTTATTTACATTCATTCCGCTCCGATGCGCGACGTGATTGTCGCTTCGAAGGACGCAGAAGAATTCGACACGGCCGTGCTGATGCACACGGCGGATATTTCTATGCGAGATCTGGCGGCGGCTTCCGTCGAGATCACAAGCTCCATTGAGAGCGCGGCGGCCGCGCTGGTGGAAGACAACGAGACCCCGGACCAAGAAGGGGACTCCGACCCAAACGCGCCTGGCCCGCGTGGCTGAGCGCGGGCGTATGGTTCATTGCAAGAGAAACGGGATGGTCACTCGATTTTATACTTTGGGAATTGCCCTTTCCGCTGTTCTTGCAGTTTCAGCACTGCCATTTGGTGGGACTCGAGCGCAAGTGCTATTGGACGCAAAGCAGCGGGGATGCGCCCCAGGATGCGTTTGCCCGGGTCAAGCAGAATTGGAAGGGGTTAGCCTACGAGTCGGAAGAGAACCAGCAGGCCGAGCAAAAGCAGAACCCAGACACCAACCACGCACACCAGACCGATTAGCCCAGCTTTGGCCAGGCCAACCACAATTCCCACCCATGTGGGCCAATCGGGTGTTTCTACCGGAGGTGTCTTCATATGCTTATTGTTGATATAGGCGCAAACAACAGCAATCTCAATGCCGTTGTTTCGCAGAGCCAGAACTCGATTTTAAATTTTTCGAGTAAAGTCACCGCGAGTTTCGCGGGCATGTTGAAATTTACCACCGTCTTTTCGATTGCGCAGATGGGTTTGCAAAAGCTGGGGCAGTTAGCGGGATCGCCCTTTACCGGGCTGAAGGATGCCTTTGATTTGGGCGGGGAGCTTTCGGATTTGGCGTCCCGCACGGGCATAGCGGCCGGGCAGTTGGCAGTGCTACAGCAGGCGTTTGCAGATAATAGCATGGAGGCCGGGAAGATCGGACCGTTTATCAATAAAATGCAGAAGGCGATTGCCGATGCGGGCAATGGCAGCAAGGAGCAGAAGCAGGCCTTTGACGACATCGGCCTGAGTCTTGAGACCTTGGAGGGTCTGAGCCCGGACCAGCAGTTTGCAGCGATTCAGAAATCGATTTCAGGCCTTGCAGACCCGACGCAAAGAGCAGCAGCAGCGATGCGCATTTTTGGCAAGAGCGGTGGTGAGTTGCTCACGCTCTTCGCCGATGGATCGGCTTTGACCGGCGCGGCTCAGGTACTGGGTGGGCAGGCGGATATTTTGGACCGTCAGAGTGTGACGTTTGATCGCATCAGCGATTTGCTCGCATCTTCGGGCAAAAAGCTGCAGGGGTTTTTCGTGGGCTTGGCGGACAAGATCGGGCCTATGATTTTGCCCGTGTTGGAGCGGTTTGCAAAGCTCGACTTTTCGGCCTGGGGCCAGCAGATCGGAAATGCCGTGAAGTTGGTCTTTGCGGCTTTTTCGGGCGGGCAGCTCACGAGCGTTATTTTGCTGGGCCTGGAGATCGCTTTGCGCGAGGCACTCAATTTTGCTTGGGCGGCGCTCAATGGGCTCATGGCCATGCTGGGATCGTCGCTTGTGCAGGCGATAAAATCGGCGCTCACCTTATTTGAGATCGTGACAACTGCAGAGTTCTGGGTGGGGCTCGGCACGGCCTTGGTGGGAGTATTTCAAGGTGCGATTGGAATGCTGCAGGGCCTTGTCGCGAAGTTGCTGGCAGAGCTTAAGCCGGTAATGGATTTTTTCGGACAGGGCGAAATGCTCGATGGTGCGGTCCAGGGGCTGCAGGATGCCAGCGAATCAAACATCACCTCGAGTAAGGGCAACATAAGCCAAGGGGCGGATATGCTGGCGCCGGGTGTCGAAAAAGCAATGGCTCAAATGGCCGAGAACATTGCTGCACAGTTTGGATCTTTCCAAGAA